GGCCATGTGATTGTCCTCTGCGAAGGTGTGTGTGATGCCAGTCAAGCCCCGGGGCTGGCGACAGTGCCGGCCCCGGGGCTACCAGTTAGCCGGTCAGGAAACCGCGAGGCGGAGGCAGGACAGCGGCTCGCCCTTGGTCACGCCAAAATCCATGTAGCCGCGGAGCGTGACGCCGAGCTTGTCGGCCTCCGGCGTGACCTGTTCGATCGTCGGGCTTTGCTGGCCCGAGAGGAACGCCACGTCGAGAGCAGGCAGGTCGGCACCGTCGGCCACCAGCCACCAGGTCGTCTGCGAGCCGCCGGTGACGCTTTCGAGGTAGTTGCTCACCACCACCTCGAACATGCCGGCGAGCACGTTCACATTCGGCTCCAGGTTCTTCGCCGAGGTCGAGGAGAGCCCCGACGCGACGAGCTGGTTGCCGTTGTTGAGGGTCATCGCCGTGATCTGGAGCCCCGGCGGCACCAGCAGCAGAGCCGGCCGAATCCCAAGCGGGTTTCCGTCCGGATCGGTCAACCGACGGTAAGCCGTGTTCGCCGACTGAAGGCTGGTCAGCGACAGAGCGTTGCCGGCAGCCGGGGTCGTATTCTGGAAGTACGTCGCGTTGCTCGAAATGAATTCGCCCCAGATCGCCTCGTTGAGTGCGAGAGCCGCACCACGCCCCATACGCTGCGGAAGCATCGACAACGCGTTCAAGTCGTCGTTATACATATCCTGCCGCGTCACCTGCGTGGTGATGCCCCACGTCTCGGCCGAGAGCGACCGCTTGTAGTCGCTCACGTTCGCAACCTTCAGCTCGCCCGCCGGGCCAACCTTCTTGAACTTCAGGTCGCCGTTGAGGCGGAGCAGGTTGATGGCCTTGAAGTCGTTCACCGAGCGAACGGCGGCCATTCGCTGCCAGACGTTTTCAACGCTGTTGAACCCGTTCAGCAGGAACTTGTTGACGAGGTTCGACAGCAAGTCGCTGATCTGGTGCGACGCGAACGCGGCCTGGATGATCGCCGGGAGCGACGAGCGAACGCTGCCGCTTCCGGTGTAACCGTTGGCCCGGGCCGCCGACACGAACACCTCCGAGAGCGACACGTCTCGGCGGTGCTTCTGCGCCGCTTCGATGGTCTTCTCGTCGTAGTGGGTTTCCACGCCACGCAGCCCGCCCTGGATCGCCAGAGCGGCTTCCATGACCTTGGGATCGTTCACGCTGGCCTCCACCACATGAATGGCCGGGCCGGCGGGACGATTCGCACGGACCTGGCTGACGTTCTCGATCTTGTTCAGCCGATCCTCGAGACGATCGAGGGCAGCCACGAGCTTTTCGGTGCTCACCGTCACGTTGTCACGCGGGCCGGCGATGGCACCGGTGCGGCTGGAAGCCGCCTTGTCTCCGCCCATATCCGTGCCCGTCGGGCCGTAATCGGCTTGACCGGTGGGACCGGTGGCCATCACGCCCGGCTGCGAGTCAGTCTGATCCATGCTGGACTCCTGCCGCTGTTGTGCGGCCACGCGGACGCTCGTCTCTGCATCGGCGCCCAAGACCACAAACGACACCTCGCGCAGAGTCGAGGAGGTGACGATTCGGACCGGTCCGGAAAAGGACCGGCCGTTGACGGTGACGGTGTCGCCCTGGGCAACACGCTTGACGGAATGCACGTCGGCCCCGACCGACGCCTGGCACTCGTAGCCGGCCGCGGCGAGCTGCCGGATCGCATCGGCACAGTCGTTGACCGCGAAAATGCTGCCGTCGATCTGGAGCGAGCCGGCGTCGGCGCGGACCACGCTCGTCTGGCCGAGCACTTCCTCGAAGTCGTACCGGTGACTGTTGACGACCGGCACGGCCTGCTTGAACTGCATGCCCGCAAGGTCAATCACGATCGGATCGGGCGACCACGGCTGGCGGAGCACGCCGCCGGAGTAAGCCTCCATCGAGAACCGCTTGATCGTGGCGTCGCCTTCGGCCGCGGCCGTGATCCACTGCGTCGACGCTGTCAGCAGAAGTACGTCGCTCATGCGTCCACCTCCTCGAGCTTGCGTGCGATTCGGTTGGCCCACGAGCGGCCGGAGTCACCACCCCACAACGCCCAGGCAATCCGACCGGCGGACGGATAGCCCTTGTCGCTTGGCGACCATCCTTCGCCCTGCTTGTCGACTTCGTGTCGCGCGAAGAAACTCCGCATCCGCAACACGGTTTCGGCGGAGACGGGCCGCCGGTTGGCGAGATCGCGGGCGCGGGCCACGCCAACTTCGGTGCCGCCGCGGCCGAACTTCTTCCGCCACTCCAGGCCGCGAGCCGCTTCGGTGGCCATCTCCGCCGTCGGCGTGTACGACTCCGATTCGGCGGCGATGCCGTCGTCCTCGGTGTCGGACTCTTCGGCGTCTTGCTCGACTTGGTCCGGCGTGGCCGTCGGCTGCGAGGTCCGCTGGATCAGCCCAGCCTCCTCGAGCACCTTGATCTCTTTTGCCCGCTGGGCGATCTGAACGGCCCAGTCCTTGCCCTGCTTGGCGAATTCCGCCGCGAGCGTGGTCGTGTTCGTTGACAGCCGGATCTCGGTTGCCGTGGCTTCCTTGACCGGGTCGACGTGGTCCTTACCGTCCCACGCCCAAGTCCACGACCAGTCAGCGATTCGGCCGCCACCAAGATCGACGATGCCGATCTGCGCGGCCTCGTCGGCCCACGCCAGGAAGATCCGGTCAAGCACAGTGCAGCGGAGTTCCGACCGTTCTACGCTGACCGTCGCACGCCAGAGCTGATCGTCCAGGCGGCCGGACGAGTAATTGTAATCGCTCGAATCGAGCGCGGTCATGTTGTACGGCAGACCCACACACCGGCCGACTTCGTTCAGGATCTCGCGCTTGAAGTCGCGGTAGCTTGAGGTCGGTTGCTCGGCCTTGAGCTGCTGCACTTCCCACTGATCCGGCAGCGTGACCATCGCCCGCTTCTGGATCTCGACCGACTGCCACGGATCGACTTCGGCCACGTCGGCAGCCGGGGCGTTCGTCTTCAGGAAGGCGGCGAAGTCGGCCGCGATCTCCGCGGCACCGATCACGGCACCGGTGTAACGCCGCATGTCGCCGAACAGCCGCAACGCCGACGCCACTTCGGACAGGCCGCGATGTTGCGCCGGCCGCAACCGCTTGAACCAGTGGACGATGTACCGGGCGTCGATCCTGTCGAACTCAAAGTTAGAGATCATGTAGTTCGAGCCAGGGTGGTACTTGAGTCGCTTGTAAGCGATCACGTTCCCGTCCTCGTCGAACTCCAGGCCGTCCACGATCGAGCCTTCCGGCGTGGTGTTCGGCACGTACAAGCCGATCGGCGTGGCAATCATCTCCGCCTCGATCAGACGGAGATCGAGCTGCACGTCGTCGTACGGGAACGCACGATTGGTGACGAACTGGCAGAACGCCTCGCCGTCGATCAACTTCGATCGCCGCATGGTGCGGAGCTTGTCCGCGAGCATCACGCGGTCGGCCCAGCGGTTAAACGACCGCTCGACCGCCTGGTCAACCTCCGCGTCTCCGGTGTCGAGCTGCAAACGCGGCCCGGTTCCGATCAGATCATTGGCGACCGTGTCGGCGATGCCGGCGAGGTACGGGTTGTTGAGAAACTCGTAGCGGGCTCGGTTGCGGATGGTGCGACGCTTGACCTGCGTCAGTTGGCCATCCATCGAAAACCAGTCGGCGTTGGCCCAATGCCGGATGTCGTCGCCGTCTTCGGCGATGTCGATCCGAGCACGCAGACGGCGCGACTCCGTCGGCGCGCCCATCGGCGCCGGCTTCGGTGCCTGCCTGAACCACGAGAAGATCCCCATTCAAATCGTCCCCGGGGGCTTGAGGACGTTGAATCGCAGACCGCGATTCGTGTTGGCAGCCGTGGCGGCCCGCTTGGCGGAGAGGTACTTGTCCGCCTCAATCTGCTGCGAGAGGTCGTGCTGTTGCACTTCGCCGGCGTCAGTGCGCACCGACTTTGGGCCGGTGGCGTTGTTACTGATCGCGTCGGAAAGGCTGTCGCTCATGCCTCCAAAGTGCAGGAGGCGACGACGCGGAGAGAGGGGGTGTGGCTACTGACCCAGCGGTTTAATCTGGATCGTGCCGCCCATCTTCGTCGGAATGGAAACTTTCTTCCGAGATCGGCCGTGCGGCAGTTCGCTCGCACGAGGTTGGAGGCCGGTAATCGACGCGGCGACGGCGCACCCGACGAGACAGTCCCACCAGTGATTCTCGCGGCCAGGAAGCTGTTTCCACTCATCCACGCTGCGGCCGCGGGCTTCTGATCTCACAGGAAACTCGGCGACGAGGTGCTCGATCAACATCTCGTGATTGCCAGCGTGGAGCATGATCGCTTCCGGATCGCCGAGCCCGAGCCGCAGTCGGGCGGACGCAAACGTCTTCCAGTAGTTCGTGTCGTAGGTCGCCTCGATCTGGGTGCCTTCTGCGGTCTTGCCAACGAGCCAGTTGAGCCCGGCTCTGTCGCCGCGATTCTTTCGCGGTCCCATCGGCGTGCTCGACGCGCCGATAAACCTTCCGCGGCTCGGCAGGATTGAAGACGCGAACGGAGACGACCGAGCGAAGTTGCGCACAACCGTCATCATTTGAGACCAATTGGAATCGACCAGCATTTGATTAATCCGCATCGGAACGCCATCCTCTCGACTCCACTCCTTCGACATAAGAAAACGCGCCGTTTCGTCCAATCCGGCGCGAAGTGCTGCTTCGGCAGATGCCCCAGGTGAGGCGAGTGCCAACGTCTTCCGTGCCGATCCAGCCTCGAAGAACGACGCCCCCTGATCTGGATAACTGCCGTAGGCCACCACGTGCCCGCCGAACGACTCCGACCACGAGCAGACGAGCCAGTAGAGCAACCGGTCCTGCACGTCAATGAACGCCGTCAGCTTCGTGTGGCCGGCCGGGATGATCTCTCGCTTGATGTTCGTCACGCGAAGAGCGAGTTGACGTTTGTCAAGTTTGTCGGTGGTGATGTCGTCGGCGAGCGGGCTGTTCTGAAACTCGGCATTAAACGCCGACTCGCCGCGGTCGATCCGCAGATTCCATGCGTGTTGAATCGCAGACAGTTCGTCCGGTGCCTTCCGCTCCGGCCATGCCACCCGGCCGCCGGCGTCCATCGTGGCCTGTCGCTGCCGGTAGAACTCGTCGGCCGCACCGGTGCCGGTTCCGTCTCGCTGGCCCTCGCGCCGCAGCTCGGCGTACTGGCCCCACTCGTCCTCGGCGTCCGGCCACTCGTAGACGAGCTTCGTCCGTTCGCCTTGCCACGACGGGTGCTTCTGCCGATCGAGAAGCCGGTCGGCGAGGTCGTCGGTTCGGATCACCGTCACGGTGCAGAGGCCAGCGATTCGCTTGCCGGGGCCGGCGAGGCCGAGGATCGCTCCGGAAAGCGTCCGCTCTCGTGTGGCACACTGCGAGGGGCTCGCCGCAGACTCGTCGGTCTGCGGATCGTCGATCAACACGAGGTCGGGCCTGATCGTTTTCCCGTCGGGGCGGGTGTGCCGCAGGCCGCGGATGCGGCCGGTGATGCCGGCCACGCGAACGGCCGCACCGGAAGACACACCGCCGGGAACTGTGGCGAGCGTGATCTGGTCGGAACCCCATTCGATCTTCGTCGGCTTTCCGTCGATGGTCTGACCGCGTGCCCGCTTGTTGATGCCCTCGAGAGCGCGGATCGGGAACGTCGCCTCTGGGAAATCCGCCGCCAAAAGATCGTTCTGCTCGAGGTGCGACTTGATGCTGTCGAGCATCTGCTCGGCGATCGCTTGGTCGGAGCCGACAATGACGATGAACTGCCGATGCCCGTGCAAGAGAGCCCAAATAGATGCCCACTCGCAGAGCGTGGTCTTTCCGGAACCGCGAGGCATGGCAAAGGCGAACAGTTCGCCACGAAGCACTGCGCCCTCGATTTTGGAAATCGCGGTGATGTGATCTGGCGACCACTTCAGCGGAAATGATTCCGGGGCGTAAGCCTCGCAGAAAGCCTGGAAGTCAAAGTGAGTGCCGTCGCGGCGGGCCTTGTCACCGACAGCCGGCGGCTTGCCGATGTCGCGGCCGGCAGCGGAAACACGCCGAGCCCGGTCGCCGCTGCGGGCCTTGATGTCGTCGTATCGGCTGGCGTCCCGATTGGCCTTCGCGTCGTCACCGCGCCGCTTTTTTCCGTCGCCTCCGAAAAGCGTCATAGCCCTGCCGCCTCGGCAATGTTCTTGACGACCTTGCGTGCGCCCTCGAGGTCGTCGTTGTCGAGAAGCCGCCGGTACAGCTCCCGATAGGCCAGCAGCACCCAGCCGCGCAGAGCGTCGGCGTCGGGCGTGCCCTCGCGGGCAAGGTGATCGCGGACGGCGGCAAGCGTCGCGCCGGCGTCGGCATCGGGATAACGAGAGCGAAGCGACTCAGTAACTTCCGCTTCGCTCACCCCGGAAAGCAGCCACTCGACCACTGCCGCTGCGGCCGGCGGCCGGCGTGCGATGTCGTCTGGCATGACAAAAGCTCCGGCGGCTAACGAAACTGCCTTTTCTTGGC